TTCAATATCAGAGCCTATATCAAGAATGGAACCGCTAAAGCCTATTCTCTCAATTGCAACACCATCATGAGTTACAATCTTAAAATCCTTATCGTACTGTGCGGCCTCCAGAGCCATCTTCATTTCTTCAATATCAGATTGAGTGGCTCTATATTCTGGTCCGTTTCCTAGCTTAACCAGGGTTAGAGGATTTACCATCCCATCGGCTTGCGCAAACTTGGATTCTCTGAGCTTATCATACAGCATTAAATCTTTGTAAATAGATACGATTATAGATGTGCCTCGGTGATCGTATGGCGAGCTTAATAATTTTAGGTGAGAAACATTCAGATTATCTAATGGAATTGATTGACCCTTTTTAACTGAGTTTATTAAGTTTGCAGGTAACCGCTTTTTAATCTGAATATCAGCAGGAGAATTAGAGTTAACGAGTCTGATCAGGGACGAGTCTGGCTTCATAGATATAATAACTTGATCGCCGATCGGAGCCTTCTTTACATTAACAAAGTCTGGATTTAAAATTGTAATTCTTTTCCATGTTCCAGTGCCTCTATCCAGCTCAGCATAGGGAAAGACTTCGCCCATCTTCCAGAATTCTAATGCCGCTCCATAAACTACGGAATATAAATCTACTCGGTCAGACCATTCATAAAAGAATTCCTGAACTTCCTTAACTGGGTGAGATATGTTGATCTTGCTTATAGGAAAAGATGCATGAAGGTTTATTGCATTTCTAACAACTGGATGAGTATCATAGAATATTCTATTCCAGGCATTCATAGTTACCCGGTCTCTCGGAAGGTTAAGGTTGGCCAATTGAAATAATGGTGAATAAACTTCGGGCCCTAACATGTCACTTAGGCCGCGAGTTGACGGCAAAACTGGAGCGCCACCCATAGCTTGTTTCTTTAAAACTTCCCTGTAGGCATAGCTGTGTGATAACGCAGTATATCTAGGCTCTCCGCGAGCTTCTTCCTCTAGCTGTTTTTTTGATTCAACACTTTGAATATCAGCCCTACGAATATCGGAAAGCTTATCTAATCCGTTCTTAGTTAGATTGCTATCCATAGTGCTCTGCCGATTAGGTCTAGACGTTCTTCTGTTGCTGCTCATTTCTATGTCCTTAATTTTGGTGCAAATGCGAGGGATGGCTTTGGTAGATGATTTACCTTGGCAACTCCCGGCTTCGCCGTAAATCTACTGGTTGCGTCAAATTTCCAAGCCATATAAGCATACATCAAGGCCATTAAACCGTCGTTCGGAGTAGAACCCTTTACGTATACCTTGACCTGCTGACCTCCGCCCTTGGTTTTTATGGATGTACCCATAGAAGTGCAGTGATCAATTAACCATTCAACATACTCATAGCTCTTCCACGGAAATCTAATTTTACCCTTCAATAACTTATCTAATATTTCTTCAATCATTAGATCTTTATTATACGTTATCATGAGCTCATCTTCACGATATTTTATTGGATTTAATAGAGCTCCACTACCCTGGGCTCCAAGAAATTTATCTCCGACCACAGACTGAATATCTCTAACGACATCCTGCCCGAAGAAGAAGTCGGATACACCCTGCTTTATGCCAAATCTTCGATACATCTCATTGATCGTAGATTTTTTATAATCGAAATGCCTCTCTCTTAATTTATGGGCATGTTCAATAAGGAGTGTGCCATCACCAGCATCAGAAAGTACAACAACGCATGAAAAAGACTGACCTCTATTATCCTCACCTTCGGCTTTGTCACCCCAGTCTGCGCCAAGATAGGTTTTCTTATCTCTTGACGAAATTTGTTTAGAAAACGCTCTATCAGGATCGCGACAATACATCTCGATATGCTGCCGTGTTATAGGCATACCAACACCGGCATAAAATTCCCCAATAACTTCGTTATTCCATACCCTTTCTGATTGATTGGGATTATTCTCTGGCATCAAATCATCAATATATTCCCTGGTAAGGTTTGGAATATACAGCTGATTTATATGAAATCCGACATATTTGCAATCATCATATTCCCTGGAAGCATCCCATTCTCCAAGCTCAACGGCCTCGGCCTTCTTCGTTATAACGCCACAATGAGGGCACTTCATATCGTACCCGCCAATCCAAATATCTTTCCATCTGTTATCATTGGGTCTATAAAATGGGTACTTAGCCTTACATCCAGAACACCCGAGATTATAATATCTTTGGTCAGACATTTCCCATGTTGTATCGAACCAGGAACCTTTTTCTTTTGGCGTTCCAAAGTAAACCTGAACGCCCTTACCGATCTGACCGTACTTAGCTGCGGTTAAAATCTTGGTCGAGTTTCCTATAGCAAGCGATGCCATATCCTGGCACTCATCATAGAATGCTACGTCGAGGGTCATACCTCTAACTCTGTCACCATCAGCTCCGACACTTTCGACCCACAGAGTGCCGGTCTTAAACTGCTTCATGGTAAGGTTATCTACTGCGTTATTTGAGCTTAGCTTATTCTTATTGATAAAGTCATCTTTGGCATCTTTAATCAGTCCTTCAAGCTTATCCTGAGTGAATCTTTTAACTAGGGCCAGGGCGGGAAATAAATGCGCAACCCTAATCGGAGGAGAGTTAAACAGACCACCATTAGTAAAGTAAAGATCTAGAGCTCCCGCCATCATAGTTGCTCCGACCTGACGACCCTTTTTAATAACCACAGGCTTACCGCTTTTTTTGGTAGCCTGAAGGGCTATATAGCGGTAGATGTCAGCCATAAATTTCCATCCATTCCCCATAACCCTAAAAGGCTCACCGTCCAGCATTAAATTATTCTGGATGAAGTGAGCTGGGTCATAGTCTAGAAAGCTATTTTTAATATCAGAAAATAATTTTTTATGCTCGTCTTTGGCTGCAATTTTTGACATTCTTTTCCTAGCGAGATTCTGGCTCCGCATGATTATAGTAATCAGCTACCGAATCTTTATATTTATCTTCTAAACTTGTATCAATAGATTCTGGTTTGTAGCTTATAAGCTCTACTTCTGTTTTTGAATCGGTTAGGTCTTTTATATAGCTTATTAGCTTGTCTCTGTCTATCTTCTTTTCCATCTCATTAAAAAGAAGGCCATCCTCTCTCTTACATCTTGATATAACTGTAATTATATCTAAGCCTGGTTCATGCCCAACCATGTCCTTGATGTATTTTAAAATATTATTCATAATCTTAACATCTCTGTCTGAATGTGCCGAGGCACTCTTTACGGAGCACTCACATGAGTCAATCTTGGTATGGCAACCACAACCGGCCTCAACTATATTACCTCCAGACTTCTCCATTTCATTTACTATTTTTTGAGCTAAATCGAAGCCAATTCTTTCTCTAAAGTCGGCAAGTTTTTCATCTATAGAATCAAACTTCTTATTTTTGTTTTTAGAATTGATATAATCCTTAAGGTAATCTATGTTCTGAGCGTTCTTTTCTAAATCATAAGCAAACTCATACAGCCACATTGCTGTAATTTTGTTTTTTTCTTCTGAGTTGTGCCTATTAATTTTCATAATAAATTTCCTTTATTTTATGCGAAGTAGTTCTTAACAAAATCTGTACCATGGCCCTCGCGGTCCTTGGATGATTCACCTACTGTTCCACGGTCTTTGAAGATCGGATGGCCCATATCCATAAGTATTTGAAGAATAGACAGCTCTTCTCTGTCAGTAAACTTATACTTTTCTTTCAAGAAGTCATAAACACTCTCAAACGGCTTACCCGCAGAAACAACAGAATTAACTAATATTCCGGTTATGGCTCTTTCAAATGGGGTCATAATAAGCTGAATCTTTGGAGTTGTAGCTTCCTTGACGATTGCATCTTCCCTAAAAGACTCCTTAACGAGCTCCTGCTCGTCAGATGCAGTCTTTAACTTCTTATTCAACTTTTTAGCATGCTCTTTTAACTTTGCAACATCCTTAATTATGCTGACACGCATTCGTTCTAGCGCAGATAGATCGAGAACATCATCCTTGTCCGCCCTTAGAGCTTCTGAGATTTCTTTGTTAATACCAACCAAATACATAACCGCTCTTTCACACCCAAGAGTGGAGGTTCCGTCATGAGATGGGATTCCGCCAGGATAGCATTTGGTTACATACTTCATAAAGCAGCTTGGGTCTCTGTCCTTCTCCCATGTTTTCGGCTCTTCCTCCTCAGGCTCTTCTTCTTCGCCGTCGTCAACATACCCGGAGGCACCTGGAAGTGCGAACTGAGACTCGTGAGAAATAGCCTCATCCTGGTCATACATTGGTTTGTCATGGCCATGAGAATGATCGCGGAAATCTTCTTCATCAGGATCAAAATCATCAAGCCCTAGTTCTTCGATTAGCCTCCTAATCTCTTCATCATCATAGCTATCATCATCTTCTGATGTTTGAACACCATCATCTTCGAAGTCGATATCCATATCTTCGAATTCTATAGTAGACCCTAGGTCTTCGAGTTCACTAAAATCTTCGCCGTCTTCCTCGAAAATTATTAGATCGTCATATCTTGAGTCACTCCTATCCAAATTGAGCATAGTTTTATCATCAAAGTACGCGGTTTTTGCATTTAGGCCTGTGCTTTTTGTAGCCTTTTTCATTGATATCTCCTATCCATAAAAACTGGTTAATAGCCCAGTCCAAGTTCTGCTAATGTTATCATCGACATATTCTGATTCGTTAAACTGGTTTTGAAGAGGCTTTGATGAATCACCAATAAATATTCTTGGATATACCGGACTTCCGCCCAGCGGCATATTTATTGACTCCTCTAGGTTATCGTCCTCTATATCGTCAATACTGTCATCTTCATCGAAGAAAACAATATCGTCTACATGATTTTTAATTTGTGCTTTGTTCATAATATTCTCTAACCATCAATCATTATTAGTAGTTGAAATCTTAAGTATTCTTGCCCTTCTATCAATCGCGCTTGAAGCGAAGGTTCTCATGCCTAAGACGGTTACGTGGTAGTGGGGACCTGCAGTCTTACTCTCATCTACAATTTTAATATCAAATTTGCCTTCTGCATTTACAGTATCAAGCAAGTGTTTTATACCATTAGTAATTGCGAAGTCAACCGCCTGCCCAGGGTTGGTAATGTGATGACTTCCAACTGGGCGGCTCTTTATAATCTCGATAGCCATAGATATCGCCCGAGGTTCGGTTCCATAATTTTCAAATATGTAAGAAATATCGCCACCAAATTTATTGCCGTACAGCCATGTCAAGTACCTTCTTCCGCTATCTTTGCCACCATTGGATTTCCAATTTTTGGCCATAATCGTAGCTTGAGATTTTAAAGATCTCCACCCACTAGTTATAACTGGAGTTTTTACACCCATCTCGGAAGCCTTGAATGCAACCTCTCGAATGAATGCTTTAACATCGGGTGTTACATTTTCAATATTAACCCCAGGTTTTATTACAATGTTTAAAAACTTTGGCTGAACCTTTGATAAGTCTTCATCCGGCTCTAAATGTATATTACCGTCTGGCGATATTAAGTTCAGTAATTTTTTTCTTCTTTTTTCAAAGTTACCCGATATGGGTGGCTCGATAATTTCTGTAGGATTATCTATCAAATTTTTCATAACTTCGAGTGTTTCTAGGGGACTTTTATGAGCTCCCCATACCGAATTCATATTCTGCATATACCAGGAAGCCCACGAGTGATAACTACTGCTTGTTATTCCGGGAATCTTATAGTAATTAGAGTGCCACCAATCACTCAATTTTTGATGGTCTTCCCCCCTAGATTCGTACTGCGACCAGCTGTTGGCAATCGAGGCAGTCTTGTGATCAAGCGCGTTGCTCTCTAAGTATTCAGATAGTAACTTGTTGCGGATAAGAACCTCCTTGAAGTGTCCAGATAGAGGTATGTTCTTAAATAAGTTCATTTCCTTAAGAAGTTTTATAGTTAGAAGTTCGTTCTCTTTCAAGGCCTTATTAATCTTAACTGTTATATACTTATCTTTAACCGATGAGCCAATGAAAATTTCTGGATTGTCAATTACAAAATTTTTAATTTCATCGTCTATTTTAAAATCATATCTGGCCGCAAGATTAACTGCTCTATAAATTCTTCTCGGATCATCAGTTAGTGTTATTTCTGCGGGTACCGGGGTTCTTATAATTTTGCTATCAAGATCTTTGATGGCCATCCCGGTGGGATCAAAGAATTCTCTAGTTACGAGGTCTTGATGGAGGGTGTTTATTGTGAAATCTCTGCTGAAGGCTTCATGGAATTTTTTATGATCGGTGCCAAGGTAAGATGAAACCTTATCCGAAATAAAGTTACTAGAAAAGTCTAGATCAAAATAGTCTGTAAAGACTGTAGTATGGCCGTCATCGGATAATTCAAACGGAACATTGAAATTATCAGAGACCAAAATAGCTAGCCTTAAAACTTCTGAAGAATTAGTTGTAAGGTCTACATCCGGAGTCTTAACATCTTTTCCGGATAGATAAATATCTCTAGGAAGCCCCCCAACAGTATATGGAGTATCGATCATATACTGTTGCGATATTTTCTTAACTATTTCTAGTGTGTTCCAGAATTCCATTTAGCTACTCCAAAGGCCTCTCGGGTTCCAGTGTAGGTGCCGGAGTTGGCAAAATATCCGACTCTGCATCTTCAGATATGCCCTGCTGAATAGATTCAGCACCTCTAGATGGTTCTTGAGCATTACTTTCATCAAAGACCTTGTTCACCTCTCTCAAGGTTCTTCCTTCTATCTCACTCTTCTTCGCATCAGATATTTCTGCAATATTTTTTCCTGATGA